GAAGGCTCTTTGGAAAATTGTGCGAGTGTATGCCAAAGAAGAAAAGTAAAAGAGGGAGACCTAAAAAAAAATGACTGTTTATCCAAAAGGCTCAAGAGCAAGAGATTTAGTAGAACAAGATAATCCTACTGGTTATCCAATAGGCTCTGAAGCAGATAAAATTGTAAGAGCTGAAAGAAGATTAAAAAGAAAAAATAAAAAAAAAATTACTACTAGAGACAGTTACCAACCAAAAAGTAAAGTAACAAAACCTAAAAAAGATAATGGTGCAAGTTTTTCAGAAAAGTTAGGAGCATTTACAAAAGTCACTGGCATAGACCCAATACAAAATTTATTACAAGGTCCTAGTCGATCAGACATGGATACACCAGATTTAGCAAGTGAAGTTAGAAGTAGAGTGGAACAAAAAAAAGCAAGAATAGCTTCTGCACCAAAAATGTTTCCTATGTATTATGAAAGAGCTAATAAGGGTAAATTTTTTAACAAGTCCGTAAAAGCAAAATGCAAATTAGGCAGAAATAAAAAAACAAAGATATACTAATGGATGAAGAAAACACACAAATTAATGAGGAGGTGACTGATGAAGAAGTTACTGAAGAAACTCCAGTCGTTGAAGAAGAAGTTAATGTTGAAGTTAACGAACCTTCTGAAGAAAACGAAGAGAGCCAAGAAGAAAAAATAAAAGAGTTAGTTGATGAAGTAAAAATATTTTATTCTAACTTAGCCGAGGATATGGATGACAGAGTTCTTGGAAGAATATCAAGTGAACTAATAGCAGATTACAAAAAAGATAAAGAGAGTCGAAGTGACTGGGAAAAGTCTTATACCTCTGGGTTAGACTTATTGGGGTTTAAGTACGACAATGAGAGTAGACCATTTCAAGGTGCGAGTTCCGTTACACATCCACTACTTGCAGAATCTGTAACACAGTTTCAAGCTCAAGCCTATAAAGAATTGTTACCTTCTGATGGTCCTGTTCGTACTCAAGTGGTAGGGGAGCAAACCAGAGAAAGAGAAGACCAAGCTCAACGAGTCAAAGAGTTTATGAATTATATGATAATGGAACAGATGGAAGAGTATACTCCAGACTTTGACCAATTATTATTTTATTTACCATTAGCTGGTTCTGCGTTTAAAAAAATATATTATGATGAAGTGATGCAAAGGGCGATTGCTAAATTTATACCAGCAGAAGATTTAATCGTTCCTTACTATGCAACCGACTTAAAAGATTGTGAACGAATTACTCATGTTGTGAAGATGAGTGAGAATGACATATTAAAAAAACAACGCACAGGTTTTTATAGAGATGTTGAAATTTTACCTAGTCGCATGGATGACGATGCGGTGCAAGAAAAATATGATTCTATAGAAGGAGTGAGTGCGAGTGCAGATAAAGAATACCAGTTTAATATTTTGGAGATGCATGTTGATTTAGATTTAGAAGAGTATGAATCAGAAGTCTCAGAAAAAAATATTAAAGTACCTTACATCGTAACGATTGATGAAGGTTCACAAGAAGTGTTAGCTATCTATCGTAACTACGATATGAACGATGCGTTAATGAAAAGAAAAGAATATTTTGTACATTACAAGTTTTTACCAGGTCTTGGGTTCTATGGCTTTGGTTTAATACACATGATTGGTGGATTATCAAAAACTGCAACTGCTGCATTGAGACAATTATTAGATGCTGGTACTTTGAGTAACTTACCTGCTGGTTTTAAGTCAAGAGGTATGCGAATTAGGGATGATGACCAACCTTTTCAACCAGGTGAGTTTAGAGATGTCGATGCACCAGGTGGTAATATCAAAGACCAATTTCAAATTTTACCATTTAAAGAGCCAAGTTCTGTTTTATTTTCATTGTTAGGGTTTGTTGTACAAGCTGGACAGAGATTTGCAGCTATAACAGACAATGCGATAGGCAACGATGCACAAAATAGAGCAGTTGGAACGACTATTGCCCTCTTGGAACGAGGCTCAAGGGTCATGAGTGCTATTCACAAGCGATGTTACTATGCAATGAGACAAGAATTTCGTCTTTTAGCTAGTATTTTTGGCACATATTTACCACCAATCTATCCATATGCTGTGTATGGTGGTAATCGACTGATAAAAGTAGCAGATTTTTCACCAGAAGTGGATGTAATACCAGTTGCTGACCCAAATATCTTCTCAATGGCTCAAAGAGTCACACTTGCACAGACACAATTACAGATTGCACAGTCAAATCCACAATTACACAATGTTCGAGAAGCATATAGAAGGGTATACGAAGCATTAGGCACGAAACAAATTGATAGTTTGTTAAAACCAGAAAGAATAGAACAACCTTTAGACCCAGCTATTGAAAATGCAATGGCATTACGCATGGAAATACCAAAAGCATATCCTGAACAGAACCACGATGCACATATAATTTCACATACTGCGTTTATTAAGAGTAGAATGGTACAAATTAATCCTATGGTGTATGCGTTATTACAAGCACATATTATGGAGCATGTATCGTTTAAAGCTAGAGCTTTAATATTACAAGAATTACAAGCCAAACCAGAAACATTAAAGTTACAACAAGATAATCCAGAAGCATTTTTGGTGATAACGGAATCTTTGGTTGCTGATAAGATTGCACAATTAGTTTCTGAGTTACAATTATTAGAGGGAGCTGATGAAAAGAAAGACCCACTAGTTCAACTTAAACAACAAGAGATGGATTTACGAGCTTTAGATATGCAAAGAAAAATTCAAGAACATGTAGACATTGAAGAAAGAAAGATGGGAGAGTTTGAACAAAAACTTGATTTAGAAAAAATGAAGAGAGAAGATAGTGAAGAACAAAGTGAAGAAAGAATACGAATAGCAGAAGAAAAATTAAAAGTAGCAAGGGAGAAAAAAAATGTCCAGAGTAAGTAAATCTAATAAACCATCAGCTAATGCAATGAGAATACAGGCAGAAGAAAATAGAAAAATGCTGGAAAATATTAAACCTTTGAAATTACCATCAAACAATATAAATAAAATTAAAAATATATTTAAGAAAAAAAAGAAGAAAGAGAAAAAAGAATACTTTATGAAAGACCCTTTTAAAAATGAAATAGCTTCTCTTACTCCACCGAAACGAGGTCCTAATCCTCAAGGTCTTAAAAAAGGTGACTTACTAAATATTGGTTGTCCTCATCGTGAAAATGGTGTACAAGGAAGTGATATTAAGGGAGTGAAACCAATACAAGTGAAAGGTAAAAAGTTTATCGGTGTTTTGTGATAGATGGTGATTCATCAGAATACAATTTTATAACCGAAGAAATACAAAAATTAAAACTCGACCCAGTAGTGTTAACTTGTGAAATAGGTTTGCGTAGGGGGTTGGGTTCTAAAACTATTATGGATGCGGTTATTAGTCAAGGTGTTGAGCATTATCGACATGTTGCCATAGACCCTTATGGCGATTTAAAATATAAACATTACGATGACAAAGACCCTTATGTTTGTGATTACAATGACCAAATGCGAATGGAAACTGTAAGAGAATTATACAAATATAAACAGTTTGCTTACTTTGAATTTTTAGACGAGTATTACTTTGAAACTATGAAGAAAGGTTACCCTATAACAATCAATGGTAATGTGTATCTCAAAGAAACATATAATGTTGTGCACTTGGATGGACCTCATACTTCTGAAGCAGTGCATAACGAGATAAATTTTTTTGCTTCACGAATGACGGATAATAGTTTATTAATAATAGATGACCATGATACCATGAAGTTACAATCGGTACGATGGTTTTTAAAAAAGATTGCATTTGAAGAAGTACGAAAAGGAGAAAGAAAATTAATTTTTAAAAGGAGTACATAATGGCACTAACAGCACTCATAGGACCTGCTACAAAACTAATAGGAAAATTTGTAAGAGACAAGGATAAACAAGCACAATTAGCTCATGAAATATCTACAATGGCAGAAAAACATGCACAAGAATTAGCTCTTGCACAAATAAAACTAAACACAGAAGAAGCAAAAGGTAATTGGTTTCAATCATCGTGGAGACCATTGTGTGGTTGGATTTGTGCGTTATCGCTAGGTATAAATTTCATGGTAGCTCCGATTTGTGCTGGGTTTGGTATTACTGTTCCACAAGCGGACATGTCCATCATGATGCCACTTTTGCTCGGAATGCTAGGAATCGGAGGATTACGCAGCCTAGACAAGATAAAAAAAGTAGATACTAAAGTTATAAAAAAATGAAAAAAAGAATACACATAAATCAACATAAAATTAGAAGTAACAAAAAAAATAATACTAATGAACAAGTCATTACTGTAAAAACATCCAAACATAATTATTATGTAGATGAGGTAGAAGTAAAAGGTTCATGTAAGGTTGTTTATAAACCAGATAAACCTTTATCTTGTGGAGCAAAAGTTTGGATAGAAACAAGCGATGAAGTTATTATGAAAGATAATGACTTTGTCACTAAAATTTTATAATGGCAAAAAAAACAAAACACTTTGTTAAGTTAGAAACAAAAAAAATTAGAAGAAGATTTAAAGATAAACGATTGAGGCATAGAAAAAAACTAGGACCTAAAAGTCATTTAAGAATAGCATGATACCTTTTCCAAACAAAAAATATAATATCATATATGCTGACCCACCTTGGAGCTTTGATACATATTCAGATAAAGGCAAAGATAAAAGTGCAGACAATCATTATGAATGTCAGGATTTAGAATGGATAAAAAATTTACCTGTAACAAAAATAACACAAGATAATTGTTTGTTATTTATGTGGGTTACCTTTCCAACATTACCAAAAAGTTTTGAAGTTATATCTAGTTGGGGTTTTCAATATTCTACTTGCGGTTTTGTGTGGGTGAAAGCAAATAAAAATTATAATAAAAAACAATTAACTTTTGTAAAAGAAGAAAAGTTTGATGCTTTTTGGGGATTAGGATATTGGACAAGAGCCAATGCAGAATTATGTTTAATAGCAAAAAAAGGTTCTATAGAAAGACAATCACGAGGAGTGCATCAAATAGTATATGAGCCAATACAAGAACATAGTAGAAAACCAGATTGTGTAAAAGATAAAATAATACAACTTTGTGGAGACTTACCTAGAATAGAATTGTTTGCTAGAAGAGAAACACAAGGTTGGGATGTATGGGGGAATGAGGTATGTACGACATAGATACTTTATTAGGAATAAAAAAAATGATACAAAAAGAAATACAAGTAGCAAAAGATAATATTATCTACAGTGTAGACACAGTAGAAAATTTACAGTATGCTAGAGGCAAACTCAATGCATTAGAAGCATTGCAACAGGATATTATGAACCTGCAAAAAAATGAGGAATGATGACACTAATAACACCTAGAATTTATAAAAAAAATTCAAAAGACATTTTAGTTCCAAAAGGCACAAAACAAACAGAAGAATATTTACAAGTTATACCTAATCCAGTTGGGTATAGAATATTAGTAAGACCCTATAAAGCAAAAGAAAAAACAGAAGGTGGTGTATTACTTTCTGATAAGACAGTTGAAACAATGGAGATGACAACTGTAGTAGGTTTAGTTATTAAGATGGGGGATTTGTGTTACAAGGATAAAGAAAGGTTTCCAAATGGTCCTTGGTGTAAAGAAGGACAGTTTGTAATTTATGGTAGATATTCTGGAGCAAGGTTTAAAACTAAGTATGGCGAACATAGAATATTAAATGATGACGAAATCATAGGCACTATAAAAAAACCAGAGGACATCCTCGCATTATTTTAAGGAGATAAAATGGCACAACAAAAATTAGAATTAAATAGAGAAGATGAAAAAGTTTCCGTAGGAGAAGATGCACACGAGGAACAATCACTAGATGTAAAACAAGAAAAAGATACAACACAACCTGAATTAGAAGAAGTTGATTTAGGATATACTGACCCTAACAAAAAAGATACAGACTCTAAAATTGTAGAAAAAAAAGAAGAACCAGAAAAAGCAACTGATTTAAATGAAATCTCTGGCACAGTACAAAAAAGAATTGACCAACTAACGAGAAGATATAGAGAAGCCGAAAGAAGAGAAAAAGCTGCTTTAGATTATGCAAAGGGGTTACAAGATAAATATAGTAAGGCAGAAAAAACATTAAATGTTGTTGACGACAATTATATAAAAGAATTTGATGCAAGAATAGATGCACAAAGGGAGCAAGTGAAAAGTAATTTAAAAGTAGCTATTGAAAATAATGATAGTGAAAAAATTATGGAAGCGAATGATTTACTAACTAAGTTAGCAGTAGAAAAAGAAAAATCTAGAATACTCGTAGAACAAAAAAAAGAACAAGCAACAAAACAAACGCAACAAAAAGAAGCACCACAACCAGTGGAGCAACCATCACAACCAGTAAAACAACCTTCACCTAGAGCCAAAGAGTGGGCAGATGAAAATTCGTGGTTTGGGCAAGATAAAGTAATGACAAGTGCTGCTTATGGAATACATGAAGATTTAATCGCCCAAGGGTTTGACCCAGAGAGTGAAGATTACTATACTGAAATTAATTCAAAGATGAGGAACTACTTTCCTCAAAAGTTTGAAAAAGAACAACGACCTCCTCAAACTGTCGCATCGGCAGGTAGAAAACAAGAAGGTCGCAGAACTGTGAAGCTCACTCGTTCACAGGTAGCAATAGCTAAAAAACTTGGAGTGCCGTTGGAAGAATACGCAAAATTTGTAAAATAGGAGTTCTTTATGGACAAAACAAACAGAAACTCACGAACATCTACAGTGAGAGAAACACGAAAAAAACAGTGGATGCCACCATCTAGTTTAGATGCACCTCCTGCACCCAATGGTTATAAACATCGTTGGATTAGAACTGAGACTATGGGTCAAGATGATACAGCTAATGTGTCAAAAAGACAAAGAGAAGGATGGGAGTTTGTTAGAGCCGAGGAGATTAAAAATCAAATTGGTGAACATGACTATCCAGTAATTAGTGATGGAAAATATCAGGGTCTAATTGGAGTTGGTGGACTCGTTTTGGCGAGAATACCTGAAGAGATTGTTGAACAACGCAAAAATTATTTTAAAGAAAGAACTTCAGACCAAATGAAGGCAGTTGACAATGATATTCTAAGGGAGCAACGACCTGAGATGCCTATTAATGTTGATAGACAATCTCGTGTCACTTTTGGTGGTGGTCGTAAAACCTAAATTTTACAATCACCGTATTTGTTAATTATATTGCACATAAGAGGAGAAAATTATGGCGAATGTAGTAGAAAAATTTGGTCTTAGACCTTATAAGAATCTAAATGGTGCGTCATGGAATAATGCTCAAAATAGGTACACAATAGCTAACAACTACGGAACTGCGATTTTTCAAGGGGATATGGTTATTCCTGTTACTGCTGGTAATATCGAAAGACATACCGCAGGAAACGCAACTCCAATAGTTGGTGTATTTAATGGGTGTTTTTACACAGACCCAACAACTAAGAAACCAACATTTAGCAATCACTATCCTGGTAGTATAGCTGCCGATGATATTGTTGCTAATGTTATAGACGACCCAAGCACATTATTTTTAATTGATGCTGACGAAAGATTTGAAAGAAGCGATTTATTTACAAACTATAGTGTAACCAATGTTACTGGTAATACAGACACTGGTATCTCTAAAGTTCAGTTAGATGTATCTGCAACTAGCACATCTTTTACTTTTGCATTAATGGCAGTAGACATCAGTCAAGACCCTAACAATTCAGATGTTAGTGCTGGTACTACTAATAATAATGTGATTGTTCGTATTCAAAATCATTTTTATCAGCGAAACAATGTCGCTGACACAGGAGTATAAATCATGGCAATATCTAGAAGTCAATTAGTCAAAGAGTTAGAGCCAGGTTTAAATGCCTTGTTTGGACTCGAATATAATCGTTATGAAAATGAACATGCTGAAATCTTTACTACAGAAACATCTGACAGAGCTTTTGAAGAAGAAGTAATGTTAAGTGGTTTTGGTTCTGCACCTGTAAAATCAGAAGGTGCGAATGTGGTATTTGACCAAGCTAATGAGGCTTTCACAGCGAGATACACACACGAAACTATCGCATTAGCATTTGCAATTACTGAAGAAGCTATTGAAGATAACTTGTATGACAGACTAGCTGGTCGATATACAAGAGCACTAGCTAGAAGTATGGCAAACACCAAGCAAGTAAAAGCTGCTAATGTATTAAACAATGCTTTTGACAGTAACTTCAAAGGCGGTGATGGAAAAGAGTTGTGTTCTTTATTACATCCATTAGCTAATGGTGGTGTAATAGAAAACACCCTTAACACCGCAGCAGATTTAAGTGAAACATCTTTAGAGCAATCTTTAATTGATATTTCAGCTTTCGTAGATGAAAGAGGATTAAAGATAGCAATGCAAGGTGTTAAGCTAATAGTTCCAAAAGAACTACAGTTTACTGCTGAAAGAATTTTAAAGTCACCACAAAGAGTCGGTACTGCTGATAATGACATTAATGCTATGGCAAACATGGGTATGATACCTCAAGGCTATAGAGTTAATCATTATCTAACAGACACTGATGCTTTCTTCATTATGACAGATGCACCTAACGGACTAAAACAATTTGTTAGAAGTCCTATTAAGACTGCAATCGAAGGAGACTTTGATTCTGGTAATGTAAGATTTAAAGCAAGAGAAAGATATTCTTTTGGGTTCTCAGACTTCAGAGGAATTTTTGGCTCACCTGGTGCAGCTTAATCTCTTTATATAATCGGTTGGAAAGAAGGGGTCTTAATGACCCCTTTTTTTTTCCTTAAACCGAACTGATTCGTATTTTTTACAATTTAGTAATATTACAAAAATGTAGGTTTTCTGCACCTTACAGAGGTATATTTGCAAATCACATTATATTACATTATAATAATATTATAAACAAAGGAGAAAAAAATGATAACAGAATCAAAAACATTACAAAGAAGAGCAAAAAAATATTTTTCTAAATTAGGTGTACCTAGTTGGTCTAATGATTACACATTTAGTTATACAGGAGGTGAACTACTAGAAATGAAATTTGCATATGGTAGTTCCTTACATGACTGGATTAGAAATAAAGAAGAGTATGACACAGAAAGAGTTATGGACATATTTGGTTTTAAGAATGATGACAATTATTCTTGGGAGTGGGTAGATACCAACACAATAAATTTATACAGAATATAAAAAAATCTTAAATAAACTAAATCAAAAGAGGACTTACATAGTCCTCTTTTTTTTTGTATACTGTTATTACCAAGAATTAATAACGGATATAGACTGGCTTGGCAGACAACCCTAGAGGACTATATCTACAACTAGGAGAAAATTATGGGAACTACAACTTTTTCAGGTCCAGTCCGTTCTGAAAACGGATTTCAAACTATAACAAAAAACACAAGCACTGGTGCAATTACTGTAACTAGTGGAGATAAGATGTCAGTTGAAGCTACTGGTGGTGCAGGTATTGAGGGCACAGCAGCAGTTTATGTTACACAAGTAAATAGATTAAAAAGTGATGTTACTACAAATGTTAATATTGTAGAAACTAAAATTATGATTGATTTAACTGGTCTTAAAGATGGGGGCACTGCTGGTGATATTATCGGTAAAGATGGAGCTGGTGTTGCTTTTATTGGGCAAGTAACAACTGCAAATCAAGGAACTGTTTTTGGGGTAACGATGGCTTGTCTTGAAACACCTGCTGGTGGTAGCACAGATATTGATTTATTTTCTGCAACTGAAGGCACTGGTGTTAATGACACTGCAATCGGTGACCTTACTGAAACACAAATTATTAATGCTGGTGCAGCATCTGCTGGTACAGTAGTTGCTGGTGGTGATATAGTTGCTGACCAGTTTTTATATTTGGTAAGTCAAGGCACTGGCGATGCTACTTATACTGCTGGTAGATTTTTAATAACGATTACTGGTTTTGATGCAGCTAGTTAATAGGAGAATATTATGAACTCAGATATAGGAGCAAAAACTTTAACTAGCACTGGAACTATTCAGTCTGGTCGAACAAGATTGCTATCTATTTATTATGTGGGTCATGCGTCAGCAGGTAGTTTAACATTTAAAGATGGTGGTGGAAGTGGCACACAAAAACTTGTCATAGCTACACCAGCTTCAAGTGCTGCTGACCAATATCAAGTGGATATGCCTTTAGATGGTATTCTGTTTAAAAGCGACATGCACTTGACTATTAGCAATGTAACCTCTGTTACAGTTTTTGTAACACCGATTACTGCTGATACTGATAATGGATAGTTATACAGAAGAATTACTTGGATTAAAGCGAGGTGGGATGCCACCTCGCAAGAAAAAGTATTTTAGAAGCACAAAGTCTGGAGCTGGTATGACGAAAGCTGGTGTTGAAAAATACAGAAGAGATAATCCTGGTTCTAAATTAAAAACCGCAGTTACTAAAAAGAAAAACTTAACGAAAAAAGAGAAGTCTAGAAGAAAGTCATTTTGTGCTAGAAGTTTAGGACAGATGAAAAAATTTCCGAAAGCAGCTAAAAATCCTAATTCAAGATTACGACAAGCAAGAAGAAGATGGAGATGTTAAGTGAAACTATCCGAAAACTTTAGTTTGCATGAATTTACTAAATCACAAACTGCTATAAGAAATAACATAGACAACACACCAAATGAAAAACAAATATTTAATTTAAGAAATTTATGTGTGCATGTTTTACAACCAATTCGTAATAATTTTTTACAACCAGTAATAATAAGCTCTGGATTTAGGTGTGTAGAACTAAATCTTAAAATTGGAGGTAGTATTAAATCACAACATGTGCAAGGTCAAGCAGCAGATATTGAAGTAGTTGGAGTAGATAATTCTCATTTATCTAATTACATAAATGATAATTTAAAATTTGACCAATTAATTTTAGAATTTTATGATGGAGTAGACCCACACTCTGGATGGGTGCATGTATCGTATAGTACAGAAAACAATAGATTAAAATACATGGAGGCTTACAAAAATGAAGAAGGCAAAACAAAATATAGGATGAAGTAATGGAATCAGTAACACCAGAATTAATCGAAACATTGCACAATATATCTTGGTTTGATGGTATCTGTTATATCGTATTAGGTTTAGGAACATATGCAGTGTATAGATGGATAAAAAGTAAATGGCGATAGGTAGAAGTCAAATGAGACAACAAGTTTCTAAACCACCACAGAAAAAAAAGTGGTCGATGAAACGCAAGAAAAAAATTAATTGTGCTAAACCAAAAGGGTTTAGTGAGAGGGCTTATTGCCAAGGTAAAAAGAAGAGACAACGCAAGTAGACAAGTAAGGTCTAGATTGGTATTATTAGGAAAGGATAAAAAATGACAAAATTATGTGAAAGAGGAAAAAGAGCTGCTAAGAAAAAATTTAAGGTTTATCCGTCAGCTTATGCTAATGCATATGCCTCAAAAATATGTGCAGGAAAAATTAAAGACCCTAGTGGTGTTAAAAGAAAAGATTTTAAAGGACCAAAACCTGTAAAGACTGGAGCTTTAATTAGCACTTATGAAGGACATGAAGTAACAAAAAGTCCTTTACAAGGAGAGTATGGGATTAATAAAAGTGCACAACTGTATTATAAAGATTTACTTGGCTAATGGCTAAGAGTGGTTTAAAAAAATGGTTTGCTCAAAAATGGGTAGACATAGGAAGTAAAAAAAAAGATGGTTCATTTGCACCTTGTGGTAGAAGTAAACAAAAAGCAGATGCGAAAAGAAAATATCCTAAATGTGTTCCTTTAGCTAAAGCTAGAAGAATGAGTGAAGGACAAAGAAAAAGTGCAGTAAGTAGAAAAAGAGCAAAAGCACAAGGAGTTGGTGGTAAACCAACAAATGTTAAAACTTTTGCAGTCGAAGGTGGACTAGCAGATTATTATAAAGGGATATTATAAAGGAGTAGTGTAATGACTAAAAAAGTAAGAAAAAATAAAAAAAATAAAAATAAATTCAAAGTACAAAAACCTTTAGAGGGAAGAACTTTACCGAATATATTTAATCCAGATGGTACTTTAAATGAATTTTATAAAAAATCTGGTGGTGGAGTTTCGGAAGGAATTAAAAATATTCAAGCAAAAGGTATGAAAGATGGTGACATGATACTTTCTCCTAAAGCTGATTTAGATGGAGATGGTATGTTTAGTGAATACGAAAAGAAAAGAGGTATGGCAGTACAAAAAGCTATGGCAGAAAACGATAAACCAGTAAAGGTTGCTCAAGCAAGTCAAGGTCGTGGTATAGCTATTCGTGGAACAAAATTTAAAGGTGTATTTTAGGATAAGATATGGCAACTTCTGGAACTACATCATTTGATTTAGATATAGATGATATTATACAAGAGGCTTATGAAAGATGCGGAGTTAGAACTAATTCTGGATATGATTTAAAATCTGCTAGAAGAAGTTTAAATATATTATTTAGTGAGTGGGGTAATAGAGGAGTACATTTATGGAAAGTAGAATTAAAAACTCAAGAGCTTACTGCTGGAACAGCGACATATGATGCACCTACAAATGCGAATGATATTTTAGAGGCTTATATATCAACGACTACCTCTCAAACTGCTACAACCAATGATGTATCACTAACTAAAATAAGTAGAAGTGAATATGCTGCCTTACCAAATAAAGGATCTCAAGGTCAACCTAGTCAGTATTATGTTGATAGACAAACTACACCTAAAATAACTTTGTATCAAACACCAGATGCTTCCACATACAAATGTGTGAAATATTATTATTTAAAAAGAATTGAGGATGCTGGTTCATACTCTAATGAAGCAGACATAGTATTTAGGTTTATACCTTGTATGGTTGCAGGTCTTGCTTATTATTTATCACTAAAAAGAAATCCACAATTAGTCCAACAAAATAAATTATTATATGAAGATGAATTACAAAGAGCTTTAACAGAGGATGGACAAAGAACTTCTGTGTATATTACACCACAGAGTTATTTTCCACAAGGTGCTTAGATGCCATATGCAAGAGGTAAATATGCAAAAGCAATATCAGATAGATCAGGCATGGCATTTCCTTATAATGAAATGGTAAAAGAATGGAATGGTTTACTGGTACATAAATCTGAATATGAAGAAAAACATCCACAAATTAGAAGAAAACATATCAAGGGAGATGCTATAGCTTTAGCAAACGCAAGACCTAGACCTAAAGATGATGATAAACAATTTGTGCTATATATTAGTAGTGGTTTTTTTGCAGAAAGCGGAGATAGTGGTATAAATAGTGGTGCAAGTATGACAGTAACAGATAGTAAGGATATATTAGGAACAACTTTAACTTCTTTTGAATTAACAACATCTGTTGGAACAGATTTTACAGTGACAATAACATGAGCATATCTCACACAAATTTTTTAACACAAGTAAGAAACTACACTGAGGTAGATTCAAATGTTTTATCAGATACTTTGTTAGACCAATTTATAAGAAATACAGAATTGGATATTGCAAATAAAGTTGATTATGATGATATAAGAGAATATGTCACTGCTGTAACAGGCACTCTAAAATATTTAAATGTACCTGATGATTGTTTAGTAATTCGTTCCGTACAAATTATAAGTAGCAATGTTAGAGATTTTTTGGAAAAAAGAGATACTTCTTTTATAGCAGAATTTAATCCAAATGATTCTACAGGACAACCTAAATATTATGCTAATTGGGATGATAAAAATATTTTATTTGCTCCAGTGCCAGACCAAGCATATGATATACAATTAAATTATATTAAAGACCCAGAGCATTTTAATTCTACGACAGATACTTTTTTATCTAAACATCAAGAGGCTTTATTGTTACATGGTGTATTGACTGAATGTTTTAGTTATTTAAAAGGTCCTGTTGATATGTACAACTTATACAAAACAAAGTATAATGAAGAAATACAAGACTTTGCATTGCAACAAATGGGTCGAAGAAGAAGAGCCGAGTACGATGATGGTGTACCTAGATTAAAAGTAGCTTCTCCTTCACCTTAACAATAAGGAGAAAAAATATGGCAATAACAACAAGTGCAGTATGTAATGTTTTTAAAACAGATGTTTTAAAAGGAGTGCATAATTTTACTAATCCTGGTGGTAATAGTTTTAAATTATCTATGTACACTAGTTCAGCAACTTTAGGAAAATCAACAACATCTTTTACTTCAGATGCTCAAGTATCATCACCTTCTGGTTATTCTAGTGGAGGTAAGGCTTTAGTAGCAGTTACACCTACTTTAAGTTCTGATACCGCTGTAGTAGATTTTGCTGATTTATCTTTTGTAGGTGTATCACTTACCGCAAGAGGAGCTTTAATTTATAATGACACTGCTAGTGGTGACCCAGCAGTTGCAGTATTAGATTTTGGTGGAGATAAAACAGCTACTTCAGGAACTTTTACAATACAATTTCCTACTGCAAATTCATCAAGTGCTATTATAAGAATAGCTTAAATAGGAGATTTGTTCAGTGACTACTAGAACATTAACTATTACTGTTGTTGGTGGTAACCCTTCTAATCATCCATATCATAATGTTGGTTCTAGTAATAAATATGCAATAGATGGTTCTACTGCTACAGCAGATGTAACTTTATATCTTGCTGAAGGAGGAACTTATGTTTTTGACCAATCAGATAATACTAATAGTGGTCATCCTTTAAGGTTTTCTACAACTGCTAATGGAACACATTCTGGAGGAAGTGAATATACTACAGGTGTTACAGTATCAGGTGTACCAGGTAATTCTGGTGCTAAAACCACCATAGTAGTAGCTGATTCTGCACCTACCTTATATTACTATTGCACACAACACTCCAACATGGGTTGGACTGCAAATACTGTAGATGCTACTTCTTGGGGTGTTTTATCTTGGGGAGAAGGTGCATGGGGTGACCAAAATGATATATCCGTATCAGTTACTGGAGTTGCTTCTACCACTGCTATTGGTTCTGTAACCACTGATGCAGAAATAGGTGAAGGTTGGGGTAGAGGAACTTGGGGTAATCGAGTTTGGGATGGTGCATATTCTGTTATAGTAACAGGTGTATCTGCCACATCTGCAATAGGAACAGCGACAGCAAGTATTTCATTTACAGCATCTGTCACTGGTGTGGCTACTACTTCTGCTGTGGGTAGTGTAACTACAACACAAGGAGTAGAAATAACTCCGACTGGTCAGGAGCTAACTGGCTCTGTGGGAACTGTTGATTTTGATGGAGATGCATCAACTGGAGTCACAGGTGTAGCAATGACATCAGCGGTAGGAGAGTCAATCATTGCACCAATTACCTTAGTTGATGTCACTGGTGTAGCTCTTACAAGTGCTCTTGGTGATATTGTAATAGAAATGACAGGAGCAGTAAATGTTACAGGTGTGGCAACAACAAGTGCAGTTGGTTCTATAACACCAGTATCAGGCTATGATGTTACTGGAGTAGCCATGACATCAGCGGTAGGCACAGTAGCGGAAGTTACAGGCACAGGCACAGTTGATGATGTTACTGGTGTAGCATTGACTACAAGTGTTGGAAGTGTAATAATAATTGCATGGAATAGAATAGATACTGGTACTCCAGTAGTTTGGACAAAAATAACAACAGCAGCATAAAGGAATAAAATATGGCATCTACTTTCTCATCAGATTTAAAACTGGAACTCATGGCTACTGGTGAAAATGCTGGTACATGGGGAACAAAAACAAATAATAATTTAAATTTAGTACAACAAGCAATAGGTGGTTTTGAGCAAGTAACAGTTGGTGACGGAGCAACAGTTGCATTAGCAATGACCGATGGTACAGTATCAAACGCAAGAAATATGGTTGTAAAAGTGGCTACTGTAACCCTATCAGGAGCCACTGTTTTAACAGTGCCTGACAGTATAGAAAAAATGTATATTTT